AAAGCATCTGCCAGGGTGTTACCGAAGTCCTGAGACCTTACAAAAAAAGATTGGTCGGAACGCCGAGATTTGAACTCGGGACCCCTTGCACCCCATGCGAAAACAGCCAATTCGTAACTCTTTGATCTCCGAAGCAATACCGTCGTAAGTACCTGGTGGTAGTGGATTTCTGGCATTCACTGCCTTACAGTCGGTTTCACCCTATTTCGCGCTGGTGGGACCAAAGTGGGACCAAAAGTCGTTCAGCTCGTTGTTCCTTCCCGTGACGACAAGGCACCGACCCGCCGCCAACGTCTTACCGCATCGCGCCTCAAATCACTACGCTCAGAAGCGCAGCCTTACGCCCTGACCGATCTTGACTGCCCTGGGCTGCAATTGCACGTCGCAGCGCGGCTGGCGAATGGATCGGAAGGCACCCGTTCCTGGCACTGGCGCTTCCGATGGCGCGGCAAACGGACCAAGCTGACGGTTGGCCAATTCCCGGACACGGGTATCGCCGCCGCGCACGACACTGTGCGTCAGGCCCGTGAGCTGCTTGGGCAAGGGATCGACCCACGCAAGGCCGGTCTCACACGCCGGTCGATGGCGCCGACTCCGCCGGCAACCGCCGATGCTTCCGCTGAATCGCCCCACTCCATCGAGACGCTCACTCGCGAGTTCATGGCACGCTTCATCACGCCCAACCGCAAGCACCCCGATGAAGTCAAGCGGGTGCTCGACAAGGAGGTGCTGGCGCAATGGCCTGCCCGCGACATTCGTGCGCTCAAGCCGCGTGACGTACTGCAGTTGCTCGATGCAATCGTGGATCGCGGCTCCCCGATCATGGCAAACAGAGTCGCTGCGCTGCTCAAACAGCTTTTCAAATTCGCGGTTCATCGTCAGCTCATTGAAACGACGCCGGTGCAGTTGCTCTATGCGCCCGGTGGCGAAGAGAAATCACGCAACCGCGCTCTATCAGACGCCGAACTGGCCGTCCTTTTGGCCAACATCGAAACAGTCATGAGTCGTGCGCCGCGCACCGTCGCCGCAATCCGCATCATTCTCCTGACTGCTTGCCGGCGCAGCGAGATTGCTCTGGCGAAGTGGAGTCATTTCGATCTGGAGAGTCAGACGCCGAAGTGGCGCCTGCCCGCCGAGTTGTCCAAGACCGGGGTCGAATGCATCACACCCCTGGTTCCTTCAGCGGTTGCAATTCTAAAGAAGCTGAAAAAGTCCGCCGGGCGGTCGCGATGGGTATTCCCGAACGGCGCCGCCGATGCCGCAGCGGATCCCAAGATACTGACCCGCAGTGTCAATCGTCATCTGAAAGCATTCAAGGCGCTGAAACTCTCCGCCTTCACGTTGCATGATCTGCGGCGCACGGTGCGCACCGGAATGGCGAAACTAAAGATAGCCCCGCACATCGCCGAGCGTTGTTTGAATCACGCACAGCCGGGCATCGTCGCTGCGTATGACGTCTACGCCTACGAAGATGAGAAACGGGAAGCGCTGGAAACGTGGGCTGACCACCTGAAGTCACTTCGCGCCCAAACGACAGGCGCTCCTGAATGACACTTTCAAAGCACGAGCTGGCCAAGATCATGACCGTCATCAACACGGCACGATATCCGGCGATATACCAAGCCGCCGAAGACTACGTTAGGAGGAAGCTTCCTAAGCAATACGAGCGCAGCGTCATCGACGCAGACAAACGGCTGCAAACTCGATTTCTCCAAAGACGCATTGCATCGCTATTTGTTCGCGCGTGCCAGGATTACCTCTCTCGCGATAACGGCTCCCGGGCGCGCCAGTACCTGAGGGACGCAGAGGATCTTGAGGCCGCCGTTCGCGTCGCGAAACGGGACAAGGATTTTTTCACCGCACTCATGGGTGTCCATATAGAAATCAGCGTTGACGCACCGGCCGGAACACCAGGGCCCATCCGAATGCAGAGCCGACCCGGTGATCAGGCGCTATTGGCACTCACTGAAATGGCCAAGTCATACCGCGAATATGCGAACACTCTGGAGAGGGATCACAAGAAAATCACGTTCTTCTACTGCGTCGGCCGACTGTTCGCCGCTCCGTACCCAATTGGGCCTCGATCAGTCCCAGCGCTTGAGCCGCCCACGGCAGGCCAAGCCAATGCCGTCTTCAAGATTCTTGTTGGTGCTGTTCGCGGCGAGGCAGCTCATGGACTGGCCGGTGTAAAGACCAACTACGACCCAAATGCTGCAGCCAACCAAATTCTCAGACTGATGAAGGCCGGGGCACACTCGCTGTCAACGGGGAGACTGTCGCCCTAATTTTCTGGACGTTCCTCCCCGTCACAAATACGACGGCACCCAATATCGTCATGGCCCTCCTTCAAACCAGTGCAGGGCCTTTCATGGCGCCAAAACTATCGAAGACTCGGCCGAAGCAGCAGGAACGCAAGGCAAAGCGCCCTCGCGTCGGCGGCACCGCGGTTGTATATCCGCGCGGACTGGAAGAACAGCTTGGCGTCACCTCCGTGACGCGGTGGCGAATGGAGTACGACGGCCGCCTCCCGGCGCGTGATTTCTTCATCGGTGGCGAGGCCGTAGGGTGGCGGCCAAGCACTCTTGCGGCGGCATTCGGGCCCACTCAGGCTGCAACCGCAGCTTGATTTCCAGACCCCAGATGTGGCGACGCCCGCGACCTCGGCAAAGGCGCGGGCGTCTTCAGCAACAACATCACCACGGGACAGCAACAATGTCGAGCGTATCCCAGCACCATGAAACCGGCAACTTTGAATCGTGGGCGAATATCCCGCCGCGAATTCAGGCAATTTTGGAGAGAGAATGCATCGGCACGCCAGACCAATGGCTGGCGGCCGGTAGGCGTCGACTGCTGATCTTCGGAATTACACGAAGAATTGCAGCGCAGCTCGACGCACTCGCGCGCGATCTGGGACGCGAACCGTAAATCGGTGGCCGCCGTACCTGAAGACAGCCGCCGCGCTGCCACCGGCAAGCCTGTGAACGGCGCCGACCGGGATATGTCACCGCCACACAGTTTAGACGCAGAGCAAGCCGTGCTTGGCGGCTTGCTTCTTGGAGCACCATGGCTTGAGGACTTGGTGCCCGAAGACTTCTACCTGCCCGTCAATCAGACGGTGGCCAAAGCGATGACTACGCTCGCCGCGCAGGGCAAGCCCATTCAGTTGATCACGATGGAAGAACAACTGCAGCAAATGGGGGAGCTGCAGAACATTGGCGGCTTGGCCTACCTGGGCACCCTCGCGCGCGATGCCACTATCGCGGGGGTAGAAGCCGCAGCGGAAATCGTTCGTGACCACGCGGTGCGCCGCGAGGCCATCAAACTGGTGCAGGCCGTGGACAGGATGGTGGCAGACCAAAAGCTTCAGCCGGCCGCCGCGATCATCGACCGCATCCTGCGCACCGGCGAGAGACTCAATGCACGCCTTCGCCCGCATGCACTTGAAGCTGAGCCGCTCAACCAGGAACCCGTGTCTGCCTGGTCCACGCAGCCCCTGCCCGCAGCGCGTGATTGGGTCATCAGCAGACTCATTCCTGGACGGCGCGTCACGACGTTGCTCGCTAATGGAGGGCTTGGTAAAAGCACTGTGGCCGTTCAGGTCGGCGTCCATGTGTCGCTGAACCTTCACTTGTTCGGACTGGAAGTCAGCGGCGGCCGAGTGCTAGGCATCTTTTGCGAGGATGAAACTGAAGAACTCCAGCGGCGGGTCCGCGCTGCCTGCGCCGCGGAGCGCGTGGAGCTGGAACAGGTAGACCAATTCGTGGCCATCAGCCGCGAGGGGCAAGACAACCTCCTGTGCACTTTCGAGCATGACCAGATTGTGTTTACGCCCTTCTACCGGCAGGTAGAGGCCACGCTCGCCGCCTTCAGACCTCGCCTAGTAATTCTGGACACCCTCGCGGACCTGTTCGCAGGCGACCTCATGTCCACGGTGCACGTGCGCCAATTCATCAAGTTCGCCTTGGGCGGCCTGTGCGTGCGCCACGACTGCGCCGTGCTGCTGATCGCCCACCCGAGCGCCAGCGGCATGAACTCCGGCGATGGGGGCGGATTCTCCACCGCCTGGAACAACGCGGTGCGCAGTCGCCTGTACCTACGTTACCCGACCGGCACCGACCCGGAGGCCATCGCGAACCGCCGCGTTCTTGAGGTGCGGAAGGCGAACTATGGGCCCAGTGGGGTCTCTGTCCCCCTCCTGTGGCAAGCCGGCGCCTTCATCGTGGATCCGGAACCCATCGAAGAGGCCACCGGCCAGAAGCCCCCAAGGGCCGCCGTGAGGGCCGACACCCGCATGAGCCTCGCCGTGATGGAGCATTTCGGCGACCCGGCAGCCAGCAGCCAGGTGGTCACGTTCCGGACGATCTTCGAGGCAATGCAGAAGCATGGCTTGATCGCCAAGGGGGGCGACTATGAGACCGACCGTAAGCCCCTCCAGCGCACGCTGAAGCAACTGGTCGCCGATGGGCTGATCATCGACAGCAAGGTCCCACGCGGCTACCGAATGGCGCCACAGGCCACCCAGCCCGCCCCGGAGTAACCCCATGCTCCCCAGCCCCAAATTTTCCCCCTCCACCGGTTCGGGACTCGGGACAGCCCTCATCTCGGGACACGGGACACCCCTTCTAAGGGGTGTGTCCCGAGTTGTCCCGAGTTTCGTGAGGTTTTTTGTCCCGAACGTCCCGAGTTGTCCCGAACTTTGTCCCGAGTTGTCCCGGCATTCCCCAACCTTCGGCAGTAACTTCACGTCAGGCAGATTTGCAGCGAACAGCACGCAATCAGCAGGACGGAATTGGGCAGTGGCTGAGAACGAACCAAAGGCGCCCGAGGGCGCAGACCCCCCGGCCCGAAAAAGAATAGGCCGGCCGTTTCAACCTGGGCAGTCTGGCAATCCTTCAGGTCGACCGCGTGTTGAGCCGAGGGTGCGCAGGTTCGCGCGAAGGTACGACCGCAAGATGTGTCGCGTGCTCGCCAGCATCGCGGAGGATCCGAAGGTTCCACCCGCGGAACGGCGACGCGCTGCCGGTGATCTGATCGCCATTGGCTCTGGCAGACCGGCTTTGGTTCAGGAGATTTCAGGCAAGGGTGGTGAGCCATTGGCACCGCTGGTGGCGTTGAATTTCGGCGGCCAGCCAGGTCAGCAGCTGACGGCCGAAGCCGCCTATCGCGCTATGTGCGAAGGCCTGATTCCGGCCGATGGAGCGCACCCGGCATTTCAGCCGCGCCAGCCGATTGAGGTGCAGCCAGAACCGGCCATGGATCAGAAACATGAGCCTATACCGTAATCCCCCGCGTTGTGCCCCCTGCATTGTCCGGGCCTTTCAGACACTTATGAGCGCGTCTGTTGCACATACCAAAACGACCGTTTATGGTATGCCTCAATTCGGAGGTGAACCATGGTCCCAAGAATTAAGCGCGTTGGGCTATATCTGCGGGTCAGCAAGGGGGATCAGACGAGCGACAACCAGTTGCTCGACCTCAAGCGCGTGGCGGAGCAGCGCGGCTGGGACATCGTCGAGACTTATGTCGATCACGCGGTATCTGGTAAGCGGGATCGCCGCCCTGCGCTCGACCGACTCCGCAAGGACGCCATACAGGGCAAGCTCGACATTGTTGCTGCCTGGCACATTGATCGCATCGGGCGTAGTCAGGCTCATTGCATCGCTATGCTGGCTGAATTCCTGCAGCAAAACATCGCGGTCTATCTGCACCAGCAACAAGTCGATGGAACGACGGCAATTGGCAAAGCCATGCTCGGAATGGCAGCCGTTTTTGCCGAGTTCGAATGGAACACCACCAGCGACCGCATCAAGGCTGGCATCGCCAGGGCCCGCGCCCAGGGCAAGCAACTTGGCCGACCGACCACTGTCACGGATGCCACAAAGCAACGCATCCGCGATCTGGCGGGCAAAGGCACTGGGAAACTCAAGATCGCGCGCACCCTTGGCGTCGGCGTCAGCACTGTGCAGCGGGTGCTGGCGTCATGATTCCGCATCCGATTGGCGTGACGGGTCTCGTGCTGAACGCTGCCGGCACTGTTCTGCTGCTCTGGTATCCGCCTGGCAGCAACCCGTACACGGCCGATGGGCAGGAAGTCGGCGGCTTCTGGGCCGAACTGCCGCAACAGATCGACCAGCGCGAGTTGTGGAAACATCTGCACAAGCGGTATCGGCTCACCGAGCGCGCGGCGCTGGTGCTGCTACTGATCGGCTTTCTCCTGCAACTGTTCGATCTGCTTATTGCCTGAGCAATCGGCGCCAGCCCGGCGCCACGATCCGCCGTCACGCCGACCCGTCATTGCCCGCTACTGCGACTACCTCTGTATCGGCGTCCCCGCGTGTCCTACGGGTTCGTCCTGTTGCGGGTCCACTGAACCAACTCTTCAGTCATCTCACGCATAGCGCGCACATCTGTGGCCATGCGGCCGAAGACCCAGAGCGCCCAAATGGCGATCAGGTAGGCAAGGAGTTCGTCCCATCTATTCCACCACGGCATCGCGGTTCTCCCCTTCGTAATGGCGTCCCGTCACCTGTTCTCAATGGTGGTCACGCCGTTGTCCTTTCGCAGATTCGGACGCTGGTACTCCGGATCGTCAGCCGTCAGGCAGCTGAAGATCAGCGTGGACTGTTCTCCGCCGAAGCCGGCGCTACCAGAAGTGCTGGTGTTGCGAATCATCACGAGTTTCTGTTGCTTCGCGCAGAACGCATTCGCGGCCTTCATGGCCTCAATCGAGCTGCCACCAGCGGCCGGGCCGCCGTTTGCCCGGCCAGCAACCATGTAAGTATCTTTGCCGGCCGGCACGATCTCGGACGCGGACACGCACCCCGCCAATACTCCTGCACACACGATCAGTGCTGTTCTCACGTTGGCTCTCCCTCCGGTTTCGTCCCTGAACCCCTCAGCAAGTCTACTGCGAACCGGGCCGTAAAGCCGTCTCCGTACGCCCTGCGCGATGCGCCGCTACTCGCCGTCTTGGCTTGGTTTCGTCCAGGGCTCATCCAAGTTGACCTGACAATTAGGGCATCGGTCGTATCGATCCCAGAACCTGGTTGCCGCCGGGCGGACTGGCGTCTGACCGATGAAGTTCATGTACTTCTTGCATCGCGGGCATCGGTACATGAAGTCGCGGATTGCCCAGCCGACCAGTACGAGGACTACCAGTACCACGGCCAAAAACGTAGGTCTGGAAATTGGCAGTTGCCAGTGCCCGACGGCCACATACGCCAGTGCGCCAATCGGCACCGCCGCCAAGGTGAACTGTGTCCACCGCACAACCCGCTTGAAATGCTCTCGGATGGTCATAGCCGCCATTCAGATCGCCTTGCCCGGCATCGGCTGATTGAAGCGCACCCCGCAATGGGGGCAGTTCACCAATGGTTGCTCCGCACCCTTGCCGACTATGAGGCGATGAAGATTAGCCTCGCAACTCGGGCACCTCGCCCTTGCGATCCAAATCATCGCGGCGATACACACCACGACCGCAATCAGCAGCCACCAGAACAAAGTCCAGTTGTACCCGTCGCCGCGGTACACCCCAAGGCATGCAAGTGCAATGAGCCCCGGTATCAACGCAATGCTGACAACCAGGTTGACGTTCCCAATGACAGTGCGTCTCTTGTCGAGGTAGTCGGCAATCGACTTGGGAGGCATCGGTTGGCTGAAGTCCGCGCTGCACATCGGACAATGCTCACTGGCCGCCCCTTTGGGTACGAAAATGGGCTGTCGCTCCAGCGGACTTTTGCAAGTCGGGCATTTCAGTCCGCGTCTGGCGTTTGTCATGACAACGATGGCCACCATCACCGCTGGCAGACCCCACAGGTAGTAGTGGAGTGTGAGGAGATTGTCGCCTGGACGCCGACTGCGAATTGCCAGAACTGCGGTTACAACCATCAAGGCGGTGATCAGCCAATTGGTGAGACCCACCTTGCGGCGCTGGGCCTCGACATGATCGCGGATTGTCACGGTTGCAATCGTACTGAAGCCGGCACCGCGAGTCATGCCGCAGCGCCCGCCTCAGATCGACTTACCCGGCATCGGTCGGTCGAAGTCCAGGCCGCACTTCGGACAGTGAGTCTCCGCTGGCTGGCGAAAGCGCTGGCGGCGACCCGGGCCCGTTGGGTACCCAAGCACCGCATGGCACTGCGGGCACTTAATGCTCCAGATCGCACGTCCCATCACCACCATGGTCGCGATGATGATTGGACCAATCAGCCAAAGTACCTCCGCCTGGTGCAACTGGCTCGCCATGATGGCGAAGGGCACGAAGAGAATCATAACCACGATGCCCAGAACTCGATTGAGACGGCCGACGTCCCGGCGCTGCTTGGCGATGTAGTCAGCGATCCGCATGGGCGGCGATTGTATTTCAATCAAGGGCAAAACTCGCTATGACCATGGGCGCAGACTTCGACTGGCAGCACCCGGTCTACGAGCCGATTTTCGCGGAACGCGCCGCTCGCATACAGCGCATCCGATCACACCCGGATCTGCTGCCAGGGTTGCGTAATTACTATTCCGAACCGAATCATTGTGCCGACTTCCTGAACGACTTTGGCGTGGTATTCGAACCGCGTAACGCTGAGCGTGGGTTGCCCACTTCAGTTCCGTTTCTGCTGTTCGACAAACAGCGTGAGTGGATCGCCTGGGTCCTGGACCTGTGGCAGCGTGGTCTCCCTGGTCTGACAGAAAAATCACGAGATTGCGGCGCCAGCACCATGCTGATGGGAGTTTCGTGCTGGATGTGTCTGTTCTATCCCGGTATGGCCATCGGTGTCGGCTCCGCCAAAGAATCTAAGATCGATAACGGCTTTGATCCGGATACATTGTTCTTCAAGGCGCGCTACCTATTACAAAACTTGCCACCAGAGTTGCGCGGCGGGTTTGATCCGCAGCGACACTCAGCGCACATGCGACTGTTAATTCCCGAGACAGGATCATCGATCACCGGAGAATCCGGCGACAATATTGGCCGGGGCGGTCGAAAGGCAATTTACTGGGTCGACGAAAGCGCGCACTTGGAACGACCACAAGCGATAGAAGCCAGCCTTGCAAGCAATACAAATTGTAGGCAGGACATCAGCTCTGTCGCTGGCCTTGCCAACCCGTTTGCACAAAAACGGCACAGCGGCAAAATTGCGACGTTCAGTTTTCATTGGCGATCTGATCCCAGAAAAGGCTCCGCGTGGTACGAGCGACAGAAACAGACCCTAGATCCCGTGAGCTTGGCGCAAGAAGTCGACATGGACTATCGCGCGTCGGTCGAGGGCGCCTTATTACCGGGCGCCTGGATTCAATCTGCAATTGGTGCGCTTGAAAAGCTTGGAATCGCGGCAAGTGGCGTTCCCGTTGCCGCCCTTGATTGCGCTGACGAAGGCCGCGACAAAAACGCATTCGCAGGCCGTCACGGACCGCTACTTGAGTATCTTGCGACCTGGTCCGGCGAAGGCTCCGACATATTCTCTACAACCTTGAAAGCTTTCTCAATATGCGACGACCGCGGTTACAACGGATTCCGATTCGACAGCGATGGCCTGGGCGCCGGTGTGCGCGGTGATGCGCGCGTTATCAATGACCAGCGCGGCCCGGGCCGGCGCCTGAATGTCGTACCGTATCGGGGAAGTGCTCAGGTGGCAGACCCGGACGGCGCTCTGATCCAAGGTCGCAGGAATTCCGATTTCTTTTCGAACCTAAAAGCTCAGAGTTGGTGGGCACTCCGGCTGCGTTTTCAGAATGTTCACCGAGCGGTATCGGGTGACGGGCCTTGCGATAGCGATTCACTGATTGGCATCCCGCCGGACCTGCCCGGCCTGCAGCAGCTGATTCAGGAACTATCGCAACCGACGTTTTCACTGAATCTGGCGGGCAAGATCGTAATCGATAAAGCCCCGGCCGGATTCAAGTCGCCGAATCTCGCCGACGCAGTTGCAATTGCCTTTAGTCCATTTCAATCGGATGAATTCTTCCCTGAGAGTATGTTGGTTCCAGGCGGCGGCACCCGCCCATTGCCCTCGAAACTACGCACGCTCTATGCCGTAGTGGCGGCTTCGTCGGACGCTGTCGCAGTAGTGTATTTTGGCGTTGGGATTGAGGCTGTTGGATCGGCGCAATTGATCATCGTCGATTGGGATTTCCGCGAGATCGATCCCGGTCTCTTTGCGACTTGGGTGCCGGCCTTGAAGGCGCACTTCACCAGCCTGTTCGAAGAAACACACGCTATGGACCCACGGGCCGCATGCATATTTTGCGACACATCGGATGGAATCGGCGGAATCATTGCGGCGCACGCCGAACATTTCGAATTCTCGATGACACCGATTCCTGATGACTTCCCGCATCTGCCGGACCGTCCGCGGCTTGCCCGCACATTCATCAGGGTCGGTGTCGAATATGGTCCCCAAGCAATGGAAAGGACTGTCACCTATCGCGGGCAGACCAGAAACTTCCTCCGGGACCAGATGGGCGGCCTCACTGTGACAGCCGACGACGCACTCGCATTGGCATTTGCTACCGGCGTTCTACTGAAGTTTTGGGACGCGGGCTAAGACAACGGTTGCCGAGAGCACTTTCAGACTCTGGAGAATAGATCCAATGACAAATCCAAAAGCAATGCGAAAGTCCGCTGTCGTGCACGGCATGATTTTCTCAATGCTCCACGGGCGTTCGCAGGCCGCGCCAATTTTGACCCGAAAGCAGTTGAAGCGCGAGCTGGCAAAGATGGGTTACCCAGAGGTGAGTTTGGACACGATCCGCCGCTGCGTCATTTCGATCCGGGGAAAGGGAGTCCGCAATCTTTGAGTTTGTCCAAATGAGGCACTAAGCGCTTTTCGCTTGCTCAAATGGGGCAGTGACGGCAGCGACGGATTGGCGTTAACTCGCCCAATCGCAACAACGCCGGAGTGATTATGGCCGATTCCGATCAGACCACCACGAAGCTCGACCGCATCTTGAACGGCCTGACTTCAATCACTGTCCGGCTTGACGCGGTTGAGGCCAAAGCCAAGGCAGACGCCGACACTGGCAACAATTCGGACAAAATCCTGGCCGCCTGTGAAACCCTGAGCAAGCGGGTAGAGCAATGCGTGGCTCGGCTGGACGAGATGGAAGCCGCGGACAAGTCTCGCAAGGATGATGTGACTAGTCCCAGCCTCGAACCGGTGACGACCGCTGACAGCACGGCATTCATTGGTGCGCAAATCAAGGCGGAACGAGTCGCCCAGGCTTTCGGTGACTCGGCAGGCGCACCACGCTGGATGAATGGCGAGCAGCTCGGCGATTACCGCCTTCGACTCTTATCGCCCTACAAGCGGCACTCGCAGGCCTGGGCGGCCGTTCCAGTTGAGGCACTGGATGGCGTCCTTGATGTTGCAGAGACCCAGATTTATGCCGATGCCCTGGTTGCCGCCTCATCTCCCTCCGTCATCGGAGCCGGCCAGTTGCGCGAAGTGATCGAAGTTGACCGCACCGGCCGGCGAATCACAAAATTTGCGGGCGACCCGGAAGCATGCTGGGGTCCGTTCAAGCAGGCGCCTCTGCGCGTGACGGGCTTTGACACGCCAACCAAACATTGAGGTAACTCATGAACGTCACTTTGACGCCTGCGATTCTTCGAATTCGCCTTGACGAAGCATTCCAGCTATGCAGCGGATTGGCGCCTCAGCCGGAGGACGGTGAAGCGCCGCCGGACTTTCAGCACCGAGTCATTCGGGCGCTTCAAGAAAGTTGCCGCACCGTACCGCTGTCCGGTGTCCGGGCCGACGCGCTCCCTGATGGCGCACTCATGGCGTTCGCCGACCAGCTGGCGACTCAGATCACCAATCACGTAACTCGAAGTGAAGGGCCGCTCCGAATGGTTCGTACTATCGACCCAGAAAACGGTCGAAGAATGACCAAATTTTTCGGCGACCCAGACGAGACCTGGCGTGTATTCCGGGGCAAGGTCTCTCTAGTGCGGTTTCCGCGTGACGCCGGCAGGGGGGCAAACGCACCCGGAGTGGCCAAGCCCATCGCCGTTCTCTACAGCGATGGCTCTACGTCCCCGGC